AATGACTCCTTGATGCTGATCTGCAGGTCGCGCGTGCACAGGATGCGCAGCGGCTCGGCATAGCCCCAGATCGCGGCCATCTTGGCAAACGAGAACGACTTGCCGCTGCCGCGGCCACCGTGCGAGCAGCGATACTGCACCGCTCCGCGCTCCGGGCCGAAAACCGGGACCAGCTTCGGCGGGAGCTTGATGATGGCCTCGTGCATTTCACCCCGCGATGATCTTGATGATCTGCGGGCGCAGGGTGCCGTCGGGGTTGCTGTGCTGCAGCTTCTCGACGTACAGCCCGCACGCCTTGCCACGCGCGATTTCCGCATTGATCGCCGCGCTCATCTGCTTTTCTTTCGTCGCAAGATTGCGCAGCGCCATGAGGTCGCGGAGGTGATTTTCCAGCGTCACCTGCACGTTTTTGACGATCGGCGCGCGCAATTCTGCGACCCTTTGCGCGACCTTTGCGTCATTCATCAACTTTGAAGCGTTGACGTTGACGCTGGACAGCTTTGTCCCATTGCGCACCCTGTACGCCTCCCGGTAGGCATCCGATTGATTCATCCCAGATGCCACGGCCTGGGCGAACTTCTCGCGCTGCGGGCTTAGGCCGGGCATGATTCTAAAAACCCGTAGAACATTGATTCATCAACTTCAACAGGGCCGCAGCGTGCGGCGGCCTTTTTGCCGTCGCCTTTGACAAACACCAGCACGTTCTGGTGCGTTTTCCCGAGCTTGCGGCTGACGCTGAACTGCTTCCCGACCCTGATCGGCAGGCTTCCGACAGCGGTGATCAGGATGGCCTCGTTGTAATAGGCCAGGCCGGCGTCTCGGAAGGCTTGCACGGTATCGCCCACAAAATCGATGTAATGGCCCTTCTTGTCGCGCACTTCGCCGACCACAAAGCAGGCGAAGCTATCAGGCTTTAGGCGGGCGCAAGCCTTTTTGATGATCTCAAAATAAACCGTGCGGAAATCCTCGTAAGGCATTGTTGATAGATCTCGCGCGTCATCGCTGTAAACCTCTAGGTCGGCATAAGGGGGGCAACTGAAAACCATGTCGGCGCTTACGTCCGCGCAGGTCGTGTCTATGTTCCGGCTATCGCCCGCGATCCAGGCGGGCGGGTGTTCCTCGTCGGCGCATAGCTCGCTGCCCTGAATGCGGTTGGCGTCTACCTGCTCCTGCCGCAGTTCGTGCCCGATATATTTCCGGCCTAGCTTAGACGCGACGATGCCGCGCACAGAGCCGCCAGCGAACGGGTCAAGGATCAGCCCGCCGACGGGGGAGAACCAGCGGTAGGCGATTTCGCACAGCACTGGGTCGAATATGCTGGTGCCTGTTACTTCTTCGCGCCCGTACTTTTCGCCAATTCCAGTTTCAAGACATACGGCAAACTTCTTATCTTTAGCCATTTATCGGCCTCCCTGCGCCGTCGCCGCGCTGCTTTTTGCTGTAGTCGCAAGCCGGCCTGGCGCTGCCGCCTGGCGCTGCTTTTTCTCGTCGCGATAAAAATTCAGGCCCGCCGATGTCACTTGTTTTGCCTCCATCGTTAGCCCCCCCCCACGGCCAAGCTCAGATTTAATCCCTAGCGCCAACCATGCCCGCTTGCGGTTTTGCCACCAGCCCTCGCGGGCATTCAGCACGCTAAACGGCGGGATCATGAAACGGTCTGATAGGTTTCCTTTTGGTACATCTTCCGTTGGTTCTTCGCTGGCCGCGCCGTCAGCACCTAGCGCATCAATCTCCTCCTGCGTGAATCCTGTCAATTCAAGATCAAACCCAGCATCGGCCAGTTCAGATAACTCCAGCCGCAGCATCTCCTCATCCCACCCGGCATTCAGCGCCAGGCGGTTGTCCGCGATGATGTACGCCTTGCGCTGCGCCGCCGTCAGGTGCCCCAGGGCGATGCAGGGGACATCCTTCAGGCCCAGCTTGCGCGCAGCCATGACGCGGCCGTGCCCGGCAATGATCCCGCCGTCCTTGTCCACCAGCACGGGATTCGTGAAGCCGAATTCACGGATCGAAGCCGCGATCTGCGCGACCTGAGCGTCGCTGTGCGTGCGGCTGTTGCGCGCGTAGGGGATCAGCGCCTCAATCGCGCGCTGTTCGATTTTCAACACGGCGTCACCTCCACCTTGACCATGCCGCCGATCGTCGGCGCGCGCCGGATGCGCAGGTCCGCCACCTGGCTATCGTCCAGCCACAGCCCGGCGTGCGTCAGGGCGTCCAGCAGGCCCTTGAGCAGGTTGTCCAGATCGCGGCGGCGGCGGTCCGGCATGTGCGCCTCGATGTCAACCGCCACCAGCCCGGCCATCGGCGGCGACGTGCGATGCTCGGCCAGCAGGTTGACCACCGCGGCGCGATAGGCCCGGCCCTCGGCGCTGATCTTGGTCACGCCGGAGACGTTGCGGTAGTAGCGGTTCACGCTGGGCGGCCATGGGAGGGTCAGGCGGGTCATTCATCCACCCCGATAAACGGCGAATCTGTCAGATTGTTGCGGGGGGGTCTTAGACGCTTAAAACCCGCGCCAGTGCTAGCTTTCAGCATTGTTGTCAATCCTCTCTCTCTCTCTCTCTCTATTACTGGTACACACACAGGCACACAGGGACACACTTACCCACGCCGCGAATTGCCAACAATGCTGGAACCCGCGCCAGTGCTAGGTTTGAAGCGTCGAGCGGTGTTCGACGCTTATCGACGTTTTCAACTTTCTTGGGCATCGTCTTCCTCGGGTGAAACGGCGATCCAGGCAACGCGCTTGCGCCCACGACCACTAATGGTGGGGATTTCGACGCGGCAGATTTCGCCAACAAATTGCAGCGAATTCAGGATTTCGACCTGCTGGCGCTGTGGCACGCGCGCAAAGCGCGTGCTGGCGCGGCTGAGGTCGCGCTCGGTCATGCCATTGTGGCCTGCCTTGACGATCAACGACAGCACCTGCTTTTTGGAGTGCTCGAATTCGCTGTCGGCCACGCTGCTCAAAAGCCGCTCCACGGTGCGCAGCGCGTGGCAGCGCACATAGTTGATCGCCCAGGCAGCGTGAGGGCCATCAATGGCCTCACAGTGGCATCCAAGGGCAACCACCAGCGCCAGGCGCATGGCGATTTCGTTGGACCGTCCGAACATCTCGGCCAGGCCGGCCTGCTCGTATTCGTCCATCAGGCCCACGCATTCGATCTCGAACTGGTGAAACAGCTCGAGCGCGGCCGGAGACATAGGCACCACGGTGGGCGATGGCTCCAATGTGGCATTGCCGTCTGGATTGACCAAGGCACCGTCAGTTTGCCTGCGCATCTGCGCCGCCCAGGTCCGCACGCTCTCGGGTGGCGCCAGTTCGGCGCGGTGCTGGCCAACCTGGCGTCCGATCTCGCTCTCCACGATGAGAAAGCGGTTCAGAAAGCCGTCACGCGCTGCGGCCGACCCGATCGACTCGAAAAACGACTCTGGCGTGGTCATGGCCAGCAGAGAAAGCGCAGGATTGCGCACCGTGCGTTCCTTGAAGCTCGCCGCGTCCCTGGCCGACATGCCGAAGGTGCTGTAGCCTTGCGGGCGAAGCACGCCGTCGGCGCGACCCCACACCTCCATCAGCGCGGTCAGCATGGATCGGTCGCGGGCATTGTTCTTTACGCTGGCGTTTTCCAGCGCCTTGCCGAACTCATCGATAACCGTCAGGTGCGCCGGCTGATCGTGCAAGGCAGACAGCACGCCTGCGTTGCTGGTGTAGCTGGACGGCCCGATCAGGTGGGCAAGCTCGCAGGCTTCCAGCAGCTTTTCCACGGCCCACTTGCCATGTTCCTTGCCGCTGGCGCTCTTGCCGATGTTGAGCAGGTACAGACTGGGCCAGTTGCGCTGCGACGAGACGAAACGCCGGCCCAGGACGGTGGACGCAAAAGCGATGGCCGTCTGCACCGCGAAGGCCGGCTGCGGCTTGCGGCTGGTCGCGTTCACCCAGTCGGTGATCGTGCCCAGCATTCCTGGTGGGCGCAGCACAGCATCCGGCTGTACCGGAATTTCTTTCATTTTGGCGACCTTCACCGACTCGACGGGCACCGGGTCCGGCATTGCCGGTGCAATGCTGGCTGAATTGAGCCACCCGCCCTGCATGGCCGCATGAAATATCGACTCCAGCTGAAAGGCGCCAGATCGGAAGCTGCGCCACTTGCGCGTCGCGGCCTGCGCGTCGTACTTGTCCGACTTCTGGCTCCACTCGTCCCAAAGGCTGAATCCGGCCTGCCCCAGCTCGCACAGCGCATTGCCGAAGTTCACCCACTGGTGGTAATCGTCGGCGGGTATCGTGGCCAGTGCCTCGCGCAGATCGGCGACCTGCTTTTCATCTACCAGGCGTGTGGCCGGGATGAATGGCACCGCATTGAACGGGCCACGCGCGAGGTCGCGCACCCACCCCGGCAGGTTGGACGGCGTGCAGCCCTCCAGCGGGTCGCTGGACGCCTCCCACGCATACGCCTTGCCAGAGGGATGGATGGAAGGCTCCACGCAGATATACCCGTCCGCCTTCACATCGACCCCTTGGCCGAGCTTGCCCGGCAGGTTGTCCACCAGTTGAGAGCTGAAAACCCGGTGCTCGCCGCCGCCGCCGGTATAGGCCAGCACATCGGACACCAGCGGCCCATGCTGCGCCTCCAGGCGCTCCATCGTCTCGAATCCGCCGTTGCGCGGATCGATGTCGATGGCCACCAGCCCGGACGGTTTGACGGCAACACCGATCCCGGCGTTCGGCTCCGCGGTCCACCAGCGCGTGATAGTCGCCAGATCGTTGGATGCGTTGTGCACCCCGTTCGGGACCAGCCGCGACAGGGGCTGTTTCGTGCCTGGGATCAGCGGCAAAACCCACCAGCCGCGCGCAATGTACCGTTTTGCATATGCCAGCATGGAGCGCGGCTCGTTGATGGGTGTCACGCTCGCCGTCATTTCGCCTCACTCCGTTTCGATTCCGGATACAGCGGATTGCCGATCAGCATCCGATGCCCGAGACTGATCTGATGGAGCCTTTCTTTCACATGCGCGAGCAGCACCTTGTTGACGTAGGCGTTGCGGCTTTGGCCGTCCGCCTGGGCCAGGGCGTCCAGCGCCTGCACCAGGTCGGCGGGTGCGTCGCCGCGCAGTTCTTTTGTGTCGGGGCTGGAGGCGTCCATGGTGCGGCTCAGTGCTCAGCCCGGCTGCTGCGCCTTGTCGGCTGCGCCATCGCGGACCTGCGCCCGATCCAGCGCGACGTGCAGCTTGCACAGCGTTGCATAGCCCGGATTCGGGATATGCCCGTTCGCAAACTTGGACAGCCAGGAATAGCTGACGCCGGATTCCTTGGCGATGTCCTGCCACTGCCCCCGGCGCGCCTCAAGGCCGTCCAAGACGATCTGATCGAAATTTGCCATGGCCAGAACTCTAGCAAAACTTTGCCGTCAAGGCAAGAAACATTTTGCGCGGCCGCGAGGCCACGAAGCGCCAGCGCGAAGGCATCACGCCGGACACCTGCGCCCAGGTTCGCCAAACCTTCCCGACGATCGCCTGGCCCTGATTCGCCGCGAATTAGGGTAAACCCCTGAAATATTTTTCTTGGCATAGCAATTTTTTGCTTGCATGGATAGCAAATCTTTGCTACAGTTCACCCCATCGCATCACAACCCGATGGAGAACACCGAGATGACAACCGCCTTGCACCCAACCATTGCCGCCGCCCTGGAGCCCTTCGCGCCGCAGCAGAGCAGCATCCACTCTTCGGTCAGCCAGCACGTCAACGACGATGACCTCTACGCCATTGACGTGCGCAGCGGGCTCATCTTGCAGAACCTTGGCCGCACCCGCGCCCCCCACCTGGTGAATCCAGGCGAGGCCCTGATGACGGGCTTGCAGGCCAAGCTGGCCGGTTTGGTGGCGGGGGTGAAGTGATGAACACCAGACGCTACCCGCGCACCAGCGCCGAAGCCTTCCCGATTGGCCCCGAATACGGATGCGCCATCGAACGCCCGCGCCCCTACCCGCGCACCCTGTGGGTCACGATGGCCGTGGCCGTGGTGTACCTGGCCGGGCTGCTGATCTGGGAGCTGTCATGACCCACACGCCCGACAGCAGCCCCTTCGCGGCCATCGCTAAGTACAAGGCGATCAAGGCCGTCTATGACGCGCAGCCGGTCGCGCGCAGTGCAAAGCCCCGGCGCCATGTGCGCGGCACCTTCGGCCATGGCGACAGCGGCACGATCCCCGGCCTCGCGCCGAAGCTCTGGAACGGCGCCGACTTCGCCAGCAAGCCACGCCACGGCGGCGCGTACAGCAAGGCTGGGCCGGTGTTGATGCCGGTGCAGGGGCATGCGTTGCAAGGTGGCAAGGTTCTGCCGCCGCGCACGGTGCGCGGTGTGCCGCGGGGGAAGAAATGACCTGCACCGGCACNNCGACGGCACCAGCCCGCACGAGGAAACCCGCGACCTGATCGAGCTGGCGCTGGATGCCGCGCTGGCTTTCGCCCTGATCGGCGCGCTGATCTTCACCATTTTTGCCGCCATCAGATTTTGGAGCGCGCAATGAACACCGCGATCAACCTGGAAGAACTCAAGACCGCCTGGCGCGTGGCCAAGGCAGCCGAGGACGCGGCCAATGCCGAACGCCTGCGCGTCGAGGCCGCCATCGTGGCCCTGATG